AAAACCTTTTTGTCTTGGAGCTGGTGAGAATATTCAAACTTGGCATTTTGTCCCAGGACAGATTTACGACGTCCCCTTGGGACTTATTGAAGAAGTGAATTCAAAGAGACCCATTATCCGCGAAGGACGTTGTGATGAAAATGGGGATAATCCTCAAAAAAAGGATACCTATGATCAACCGTTGCATCAATTTGTACCCATAAGCTTCTAAGGTAATATGACAGCAGTAACCCCCGCAAATAGCTCCTATGCATACATTGCTAGAAAGGTCCGTCGATTGACGGCCTCTTCTAGCCAATCGTCATTAACCGATGCTGATTTGGGGGAATATGTAAATAATTTCTATAATCAAAACTTTCCCAATTCCATCAAAACCGATCAAATGAGGTGCGTGTATACATTTTATACATCTCCTAACATCGATCGGTATCCTGTAGATATTAATTACTATCAAGGCTTTAGGTCACCTTTTTACGTAGACGGCTATCAAGGAACTTTCTTTAAAGATCGCGAGCAGTTTTTCTACATGTGGCCAAGGTGGCCTACACTTTTTCAGCCGATTGCTGGCAACGGTGTCACACAACAGTTTACCTTCACCATCGGAGCCATTCCATTTCTTAGAAATTCTGTGTCTTTGGGAGGCGTCGATATTTCTGGGGCTCCTATCCGCGTAGGAGATGATGGGAAAGGCAATCTTCAACTCGAAACACCTAATCCTCAAGTTTCAGTTCCTCTTCAGACGACTAACCCAGCCATCCCAGGCATGTACAATCTCAATACTGGAAATCCTGGACTCATTACGCCAATAAATATCGGAACAGTGAACTACGTCACTGGAGCTTTCTTCGTAGACTTTTCTTTAGTCGGTCTTACGCCCATTGCTGGCCAGCAGATGCAATTATTTATCTCTCAGTACACCACTGGGCGGCCTTACTCTGCGCTTTTCTGGAACAATGAAATTATAATTCGTCCTGTGCCAAAATTTGTACATAAGCTCGAGATAGAAGCCTATCAAACTCCCGTGCAGTTTCTCTTGACGACTAGTAACCCTATTGTCAATCAATGGGCAAAATATATAGCTTTAGGTTCAGCGATCGACATACTTACTGACCGTCAGGATATGGCAGGCGTTGCAAATCTCATCCCAGCATTTGAAGAGCAAGAGGGATTAGTGCTTGAGAGGCAAGCTGTCGAGGAAATTGGTCAAAAAAATACTACTATCTACTCTTCTACGATGATGGGACAAGGAAATTATTGGGGATCATGGGGGAACTGGTATTAATGACTTATACCCCTCTCTATATTTCTAAACCTGAAGTGGGCCTCGTCCAAAATAGGCAGGAATTCCTATTGCCAGATGATGCCTACCCCGTTTTAGAAAACGCCTTTGTTTGGAGAGAACAGGTGAAAAGACGCCAAGGGTTAGCGACACTTGGAAGACTTAGAAGATTTTATACGAATGCCAGTCTAGGAGTATCTGGCGCTTCTCCGTGGGCTTTTAACATCTACGCAACCTTAGTTCCTCCTATCGTCCCCGAAGTTAATGCGCAGATCGAGGTAGGTAGTGTGCAAATCACCGTGGGAGCCTCAGTGCTCCTCGATCAAGGCAATGGCACCTTAGTTACTGTACCTCCAAGCGGGGTAACGGGGACGATTAACTATCTGAACGGAAATGTGGTGATCACAGGGGCTGCGCCTGGACTAGCGACCACCATCACCTTTGGGTATTTTCCTAATCTTCCGGTCATGGGATTAAGAGGAAGAGAGCTAAATGCGATTAATGTTGAACAGACTGTGGCTTTCGATACCAAATATGCTTATATCTTTCTAAATGGCTGGCAAGAATTCATTCCCGGGACCACATGGACAGGCACTGATTTTAATTTCTTTTGGTCAACAAATTACTGGGTAGGGGATGGAAATCAAAAGATATTTTGGGTCACAAATTTTAATCAAACCCCTGGTGATCCTATTCGGTATACGAATGGGGCGATCTGGGTTAATTTCTCTCCCCAAATCAATGCAGCCGGAGATCTCTTAAATCAGACACTTGCTCTCTTGCCCTTTAGAGGTCGTCTTGTGGCATTCAATACGTGGGAAGGTGCCAATCTTGCCACCTCTCAGAATTTCAGTAATCGCATTCGCTGGGCAGCTATTGGCAATCCTTTTACGGTGGCAGCTCCCGGAGTAGTAACAACAGTGAGTCCCGATGCTTGGCGTGACGATATACGGGGAAAAGGAGGCTTTCTTGATATTCCTACTTCCGAATCTATTGTTGCAGTCGGTTTTGTCAGAGATAACCTCGTCATTTATTGCGAGCGTAGCACTTGGCAGCTGCGCTATACTGGCCGCACTATTGCTCCTTTTCAAATCGAAAAGGTAAACCCAGAATTAGGAGCCGAGAGCACATTTAGCGCGGTGCAATTCGATACTTCACTGGTGGGGATAGGAGACAAAGGCATAGTAGAATGCGATTCGTTCAAGTCGCAGAAAATCGATATCAAAATCCCCGATCTAGTATTTGAGTTCAAAAATGATAATCAAGGCACCGCGCGGGTCCATGGCATCAGAGATTTTCAGCAAAGACTTGCCTATTGGACTTACGTTTATAATCCCGGAGATGCAGCGACTGCCAAATTTCCTAATCGCAGATTAATCTATAATTATGAAAACGACTCATGGGCAATCTTTACAGACTCTTTGACCTGTTTTGGAAATTTCCAGGCATCCGTTGAAAGAACATGGGCCGCATCTGCTTTCCCTTGGTCACAGGCCAATTTTCCTTGGTTGGATATTCCTTCTCAGTTTCCCGCTTTAATAGCTGGAAATCAACAGGGATACGTGATGTATCTGAGCTCCAATCTTCAGCCTAAAGTTTCCAATGACGAGACTCTTTACATAAGCAACATTGTAGGTAATTCCGCAACTCCCACCTTGGTGACTAGTCCAGATCATAATTTAGTAACTGGCCAAGTAATTCAGATAGTCGATCTTCCAGCCAATGATCCTTTCTTCTCTCTTAATAATCGCATATTTGGGGTCGTGGTACTTAACGCCAATCAGTTTCAACTCTGGCTGTATTCCAATACTACCAAGGGTTTTACATTTCCTCAGATCAATCCCCCCGGCACCTATGCCGGAGGCGGACAGATTAAAGTGCGAGACGGATTCAGTATTTTAAGCAAGAAATTCAATTTCTTGGACCAGGGCGAAAACATCCAAATGGGATATATCGATGTTCTGTTAGTAGATACAGAATCAGGCACAATCACTCTCTACGTTTATTTAGACTACAATGACGCCAATCCTGTCAATGTTCTTTTTGAAAATGTAAACCCCGTAACAAACCAGCCCGACGGTTTTTTTAATACGATAGTCAATACATTTGCGGCAGGAGGGATACAGAGCACGAAAAATTGGCAGAGGGTATTTTGCCCTGTGAGGGGAAATTTTATAACTTTGGAATGGACTCTGGACAATGAGCAACTCACTACGATTGCACAAGAGTCAGATGTCCAGATCGACGCACAGATACTTTGGGTCCGTCCTGCCGGGAGACAACTTAATAATGTTTAAAGGTTAAAAATAATGAGTATATACAATCCTAACATCCCAATTGGATCAGATTTTCTTTCCATCAGCCAGGGTCAAATTCTGCAAAATTTCAACAAGGCTAACTCGAGTTTTGGCATAGACCATTATCCCTTTGCTGATTTGACACCGAATAATGGGAAACATAATCAGGTTACTACTCCTATTTTTGTTGATAATCCGCCAACTGGATTGCCTCCTGTCACGGCTGCAGATGAGCCAAAGTTTTATGCCTTTCGGGATGCTACGCAATTACCTGTATTGCAGTACAGTCGTGGCCCCAGCAATGCAATACCGTCACCGTTGACTAAACTTCAGTCTACATCGCCGGTAGCCCTAGCGAACGGAGCTAACTTAGTTTTAGACTTTAATCTTCCTGCTACAATTAAACGTGCTATGGGAATGGCTTATGCCTATGGAGACACTGGAGGGGGTGCGTCAAGAGCGGCAGCCTTTTTTTGGTGGACTGGAACCAATTTATTTACAAATAATGTAATTACTGGAGGTACTTTAGCATTTTCCGCCTCCGGGACTCAATTAAACTTAAGCTCTGCGGGGGCTCAAAACGGGTATTGGACGCTTGACTTTATGAGGCTTTCATGACGGTCAATATCAGCAGCCAGCAATTGGAGAGTTTTGTGCCAGTCTATGATTCAGTACCTGAATCATGGGAAGAGGCCAAGCCTTTTTTTGTTGAACAGTTTAAAAAGATTACTAATTCATTAAATGTCAAAACAATAGGTTTTCTTTTAGATGAGGAGATACTTTCAGGTCAATCCTTTATTCCGGGGGCAACAATTCCGGGAAATAACCCGGGACAATTTCGTTCTGTACTGAGG